ATTTAAAACACATATAATAATTTAAAACACATATAATTTAAACACGTAAATGAATGAGTTTGAGTATAATGACATTGATTCTGATTCAGATAAAGATCATAAATCTAAAATAGAATTAATCCAAGATTTTTTATACTTTGAATCGTATAATATGGTACTATTAAAAGAAGATATGAAAAGACGATTTTCTATTATTTCACCATTCTTTTTAGATAATTTAGAAATTTATCACTTATCTGATTTTATAATTTATTTATTATTTAATAAAACAGAATACACACTAAAAAACTATAATATAAATTTCTTAGATTTATTTACACATACATATAATAATGAATTAAATATTTCATATAATATTATTAGTAAATATATTGAAAAATTTACTAACATCAAAATAAATTTTAAAACATGGGTTTTATTTTGCATTACATATTCTAATTTAAATTACTTTTAAAAATAATAAAGTTATAACAAGTCTACTACTATCCATTTTATAATATATATATTACGATTAAATATTATTTTTAATATCATTTTAATTATTAAATGATATTAGCAATTGATATAGGTATTAAAAACTTATCTTTATGCTGTATGAACTCTACAAATTCTCAAGATATATCAACTTATAAAATTCATTTATGGGATGTTTATGATACACTAGAAGAAAAAACTTATTTTTGCCAATCAAAAAAACAAAAAGGTGAAGATTTATGTAATAAAAAATGTTTATATAAGTGGTCAAATAAGGAAACTAAAGAAATTGTACATTGTTGTAAAATACATTTTCCTAAGGTTTTATTACCGCTTAAAAAAGAAAACGAATTTAAAAAACGTTTAGTTAATGATTATTTATTACAAGATATTGCAAAAATTGTATTAAAAAAATTCCAAGAAATATATGAAACAAATATAGATATATTTAACCAACTCACAACCATTATTATTGAATTACAACCTAAAATTAATCAAAAAATGAAGTTTATATCTCATATAATATATGGAAAATTAGTAGAATTATTTTACGATAAAAAAACTACTATAAGATTTGTAAGAGCTGCACATAAATTACGAGCATATACTGGGCCTATAATTGAATGTAAATTAAAAAGTCTTTATGCAAAAAGAAAATGGCTAAGTATACAGTATACAAATTGGTTTTTAGAAAACAAATTTTCATTAGATCAAAAAGAATTCTGGTTAAAACATTTCGATAGTCATTCAAAATTAGATGATATGAGTGATGTTTTTCTCATGTGTATTAATGCTATATTTGGAATACCAAAAAGGCAATTGGTTAATAAAAATGGTAGTTGTATCAAATAAATTACTTTTTAAAAAAAAGTAATATCAAAAAGGGGCTCACGCCTACAAGAACTAATACTATATACTTATAATAAGTCACTTGCAGGCGAAAGCCCCTTTTTGATGTTACTTTTTTTAAAAGTAACTTTACGTTAGAATTTAAATACTAATACCTTGTTTATTTTTAATGCTAATACCTGAATTTGAAAAGTTATCTCTTAGAAAATTCAAAATTAAAAGTATACTACCTGATGCCACTATACTTGTACTCGGGAAGAGAAGATCAGGGAAAAGTTTCTTAGTCAGAGACATTTTTTACCACCATAAATATATACCATCAGGTATAGTTTTTTCTGGAACAGAAGAAGCTTCGCCATTTTTTGGAGACTTTATACCAGATTGTTTTATTCATCCAGAATATGATCCAGAACTTATAAATAATATAATGAATCGGCAAAAACGTAAAATACGTGAAGCAAAAGAACAAAAATTGTCTGAATCTGGTAAACACGCTAGTAATAATGTTTTTATAGTTTTAGATGATATGTTACACGATGCACAAAGTTGGAAAAAAGATAAAACCATTAAAAGTATTTTTTTTAATGGTCGTCATTATAATTTTTTATTTATATTAACAATGCAATATCCTCAAGGTATTCCACCAGAATTACGTAGTAATATAGATTACGTTTTTATTTTCAATGAACCATCTGTCGCTAATAGAAAAAAAATTTACGATGCTTATGCTGGTATGCTTCCGGATTTTAATTATTTCTGTAATATATTGGATGCATGTACACAAAACCACGAATGCGTGGTCATAAAAACATCCGGTATATCAAACGACTTACGTGATCAAATTTTTTGGTATAAAGCAGAACCTCATAATAACTTTAGAGTAGGACATCAAAAATTATGGAAATTTCATAATAATAATTACAATTCGCATTACGAACAAGATAACGAAAAAGACGAGGAAAAATTAGATAAATTAAAACGTAAATTTGCAAAAACAAGAAAACTTAAAGTTCTTGTATCAAGACAAGGTGACATAGTAGGTTATAAAGAAGATGACGATAAATAAATATTATTATATCAAAATATCATTGTAGTACTAAATATTTATAAAAAATACTTTTTAAATTAATGCGTTTTTAATTTAAAAATATAATAATATATAGCTGTATACAATATACAACTATATGATAGAAGAAATAAAAACTGATAACAATTGTATAGTTAAAGCATTTGAAAATAACCCTATTTCGATATTACATGAAGATATACATAACAAAAAAGTATATTATTTTAAAGCATCAGATGTAGGTAATGCATTAGGAATTGTTAATATACGTACAACAATTCAAAACTACGAAGATGATGATGAGAGGGTTGTACGTAAAGTGTACGACCCCCATGGTACACTTCAAGATACTATTTTTTTAACAAGTCAAGGAGTTTATCGTTTACTTTACAGCTCAAAAAAAGAAATAGCAAAGAAATTTAGAAAATGGGCAGGAAATATTTTAGATGATATAATATTTAATGAATCAGAAGAATTAAAACGACAATTAGAAGAAAAAAATAAAAAAATAGAAGAACAACAAAAAACAATAAAAATATTAGAAAATAAACCAGAAACTTATGGATTTGACAGAAATCCTGGTTATATTTATGTTGTTGAAGATACTATTAAACCTGGACACATTAAATTAGGACACGCTACAGAACCAAATAATAGAATTAGTTCATTAAATGTTAGTTCAAGTACGTACTCTTTAAAAATATTAGCAACGTTTGAAACTTTTGATAAAGAATTTGCTGAAAAAATTGTTCATTATTCTTTAAATCCATTTAGAATTAAGAATAGGAAAGAGTGGTTCTATTTTCAAAATAAAAATGAAATAATATATGCTTTAAACACTATAAAAAATTGTATTGATTTTATAAAAATTTTCGATATAAATGAAATTGAAGAAATTGAAGATAATAATTTAGAGTTATTATTAATAAATATTAACAAAATAAATGTAGAAAAGGAAAATGTAATTAAAGAAATACAAAAGGAAAAGAGAAAAATTACAAATAAAAAAATTATTGAAAAATGTGGACCTAGAACAGGAAATTTTAAAGGAACTACATTTATTAAAGATAGAGATCAATGGAGAGCAGAAATCCAACATAATAATAAACGATATTTTTTAGGATATTATACAGATGAAATAGATGCAGCGAAAGTTTATAATGATTATGCAGCTTATCTCAACAAAACTGAAAATACAAATTTTTTTTTAAATGAAATTCTTGGATATAAAACAATACCAAGAAATGTTTTTGAATTAAATAAAATTCAAATTAATGATAAAAAAACCTCTAAATATAACGGTGTTAGTTATGATTCCAAAAGAAAATATTTTGTTGCGGGTATAAAATTAGCTGGTAAAACATATAACTTAGGTTCAAATATTGATGAAATTAAATGTGCAAAATTATATAACCAACAAGCTATGTATTTTAATAATACACTTAACACACATTATATACTAAATGATATTCCAAATTATGTAACTATACCAAAAAATATTAGTGAACAAACTAATAATATAAATAAAACTAGTAAATATTACGGAGTTTCATTAACAAAAACAAATAAATGGGTCTGTAGTTATGTTATAAATAAAAAAAAAATTCATATCGGAACATTCAATACGGAATTAGAAGCTTGTAAAGCCTACAATAACGTAGTTATCGAACTAAACAAAAATGGATGTAATTATAATATAAACATTATTTAATAACACGTTAGATTTTTTAACATTTTTTCTTCAATATCAAAATTATTTAAAAATTTAACGTGTTTTTTAAATAATTTTTCTTCG